CCGCCGCCACCCCTTCCTCCTCCGATCTCGGAGAGGTTCTTCACCGTCCAGAGCGAGCTACCGGCCTCTTGCACCAGCACACGGGACTCGTCCGGATCTTGGTCTACGATCTCATCCACGTTGGTAAGCTCGCCCAGCGAGCTAGCCCCGCCGCCGCCCCCGCTTCCGGAGCCTACCGGGATAGCGTCCGATACGACAATGCCCCCGGAGGTAAGATACAGATTACCGTCTTTCGAGTAGCCGTTATCCACCTTCTTCTCCAGCAATTTCTTGATCGCCTCCAGCTCCTTGGCATAATCCCCGTCCAATTTACCGAGCAAGTCTTTCAGCCGGACCTTCACGTAAGAGACGTTAAGACCTTTCTCCTCCAAGGCCGGCAAAGAGTTTACGAAATCCATGCTCTCCGCTACACGGAGATCCTCTACGCTAAGGGAACCCGCCTCTATAGCGTTCTTTACGATCGGGGTTAAAGTCTCGACCAGTTCTTTAATTTCTTCGAGAGTATATGCCATGGGATCAAGATTGCTTATAGGGTTACCGTCTCGTTAAATATCCTGTCGAAAGCGTTTTGCACCTTCGTATACGCGCTTATCCATTCCTCTCCGGTAAGGCTGTCCGGGGATTCTTGGAAGAAAGAGAGCCTTTTCCCCCGGTCTACGGAAGCATAGCCGATACGGGTACCGGCATCGTATATGTAGGCATCTATATGCTGGAATGGCTCGCTTTCCTTACGGGATGCCTCTATCTTCAGGAAACCCGTGGAAGAAAGGGCTTCCGTCAAGGACTTATTGATTGTCGTTGTTTCCATTTTTCTTTGTTTTAGGGGTTAGTAACTCGTTCATGGCATTTTTCAGGGGGGCGATAAAGGATGATCCCATGATAATCTCCTTGATGGACTCAGCCATAGGTCTCGGAACATCGATAGCTTCCTTGCTGTAGTATATCTTCTTTCCGAAATCAGAGACAGCGATATCCGCCGTACGTCCATAGACCAAGTTTCCTACCTCTTTTGTCAAGTCAATAACTACGGGATCGCCTTCTACCGTAGCGTTAATACTTACTTTACTGAAATCTACTTTCATGTTTTTATATATTAAAATTAAACACCTTGCAATAAATGACCATTATCATCGGTAACTCCAACGATTATTCCTCCTCTAACACGAATACGGACATTATCCAGATCATAAGTAGCAGGATCGAAACTTATGCCCTCATAATAATTATATGAATTACCAAAGCCGAGGTTATAAGCGAAACGAAATGCCCCCGCCGCCAATGTACCGGTAATGGTAGTACCCGTGGTTTTAGTGCTTCCCGAGAAGTAGCCCGCAAACTTAGATCCTGTAGGAGGGAAATTCGATCCATAACCATCTACAGATCCATATATGGCTACGCCAAAAGTGTTGCATATACCAGATATACACGCATGGGTATCAGCGGAATTGCTCCAAGCCCCTACCATGGTTTTACAACTTGTTCCGGTATTGTATGTATATCCTCCCCCTACAGTCAACCTAAAGGAGGTATTACCGAAATAGTCAGAGCCAGTCCAGTTAAGACCTTTATAACTATTCAAGGAGAACGCACCGATACTCAAGGTACTGCCTACGACAAGGTCTTTAACGTTTATCAAGTCCGCTTGAATATACCCTCCCGCTATAAGCGTCTGTCCGTTTATTATCACGCTCGCCAATTTGTTCGCTCCCACACTGGCGCTACCTGTAAGTTTCCCTGTTAATTCCGCTTGAAGGGCTTTGGCCAGGTCTTCTTTTGTGATAGACCCACTTTTCGTATAACCTAAAAGAGTGTTGTTTAAGGTAGTCAGATTGACCTTGTTCGATATTTCTTGACTTAATGCCCAAGACAGATCATCGGAAGAGACACCATCTTTCCACGCCATCGATCCTAGATCACCTGAGCTAACCTTGTTCTTGATCGTATTCTGGGTGCTTAGGTCAAACATGGAAAATGTCACGAAACCGTTCAAATTGAGTCGGCTAGCGTTTATCTTGATCGTCTCCGCCGTCTGGTTGATGCTCGATATAATACTATCCTTAGATACCTTCAGATTAATATTGTCAGCGTTCACCTTGATAGCCGCCTCCATCTCGGTTTTTAGCCCGGATACGTCGGTCTTCTTGGCGTACAGTGTCAAGCTCTCATCTACACCGTCCAGCTTTAAGCCTAGGCTTGTCACTGTCTGGTTTATGCTGTCAGTCTTGTCAACATACAAGGATAACGTGCTGGTCGTATTATCCAATTCTACCCCCATGTCCGTCACCGTCCCGCTCAACGTGTCGATCTTCAGGGCGTACATGCCTATCTTCTCGTCCGTCTGCAAGAACTTGGTGGACATTTCCAACCGCAAGTCCTCCACGGGATGCGTGGACATCTGGACGTTGTAGATATATATTTCCCCCGTATAATTCAAGATGAAATCACCTGTTCCGTTCCATTTGCCGGAAAATTCCTCTTGAACGAAGGTATCCGTAATCGCCAACGGTTTGCTTACGTAAAGGCCCTGTCCGGAGAATCCGGATGTTAACGTACCGGCGGTCTTTACCATGTACATGAACGATACGTAATAGCTAGGCCATACCTTCGTCCCGTCGGGCATCTCCAGTTGGCCGTCCGGTTTGTTCTTCAGGTAGGAGTTTAATTGCTTTACTCCCGAGTTCTTGATATAAAGGGCCTTGCGGCTGGATACCTCCACGATTCCTGTAACCTTATCCTTCTCAGCGTAGAAGGAATCGTTCACGGCCATGAAACGCTCCTTCACCGTGAATAGCGACACGTCGTTACCGAGTACCCATCCTACCGTATCAGCGGAGAAAGAGGCGTTCGTGAGGCAATTATCCTTCTCCGATAGCTCGTAGCGCACGGAAGACATCTCGCTGGATAGCCTTCCTTCCACGATCTCGAACTTGGTCTTCACGTTCTCCCCCGTATCGAGCATGAACTGCCCACGGGCGTAAAGATTCTCCACGTATATACCATCGCCCTCCAGCCTCCCGAAATAAGGCGTTACCAGACCGTTCATGTTTCCCACCCTTACCTTCACGCAGTTTTCCGGATCGGTCTTCATTCCCCGGATCACGTCCATGTAGGGCGTGCCGAACTCATCCACCGTGGTGATCTTCATGATGCCGCTGCGGGTGGAGTTATCCGGATTGTCCACACGGCAAAGGGTATCCCTCTTGGCTATGTCCGACAGATTTCCCACGAAATTCGTGAAACGGAGCCAGTCCAGACGGTTCTCGCCGTCGGAGAGGTCCCCTACGGCCACTTCCACCACCTTCAGCTCGTACGACTTGGTCATCTTGTAGTCGTTCTGCAAGGTAGGATCGCCTTGAAACTGCTGTACCATGAGGATATCGCCTTCCCGGAACGGGTTGTACAACCTGCCTCCGTCGGTATCCAAGTAGATCCGGCCGGTCTCCGGGTCGTAATGATCCACCTCCATCATTCCGGCGAAGATGCGGTTATCATTCTCGCCAAGCAGTTGCGAGACCACGAACGTATATACTTTAAGCTCGTTGCGTACCGAGATCGAATCGATCTCCAGCTTGTATTTAGTCTCCTCCACACCGGCGGCGTTCGTCACCTTGTAAGGCGCTATCATGAATCCCGTCCCGTTCGGGAAACCGGAGGCGAATGTAGGAGAGGATAGGGAACCGGCGAACATGGAGTCATTCTTCACCCTCAGGTCCTTCAGCCACATCGTGCCGTCGGCGAGCAGGCGGAACCCGTTCTCATGGCCGAAACCGCCCGCATAACGGTCTGAGTAGATGGAGGATTTCTCGCCGGATAGAATAATATCTTGCTCAAATGTAATATCAAAGCCCGCTACATCCGGTTTGTCCTTGCGTAAGAATGTCGTCAACGAGCGAAGGGCGGAGAACACGTTGCTGTCGCTGGCTGGCGTGGAATCATTCGTTCGTATGATATATACGCCGCTTCCACCACCACCGGTATAGGTCTGTCCTTTATAGGTAAGCGTGTCCACCTTATCCTCCAGCTCACCGATCCGGCTGTATTGTGTACTTTCTCCGATCGTATAGACAGGGGAATCGTAAGGTATATCCAAGTTCATTTCCCAGCCGATCACACGGCTGATCCGTCCATCAGACGGGAAGAAAGCGGGGTTTATCAACCGGATCCTCTGGCCCGCGTCATACGTCCTGTTTATCTGATCCTGATAGACCCACTCGGAGTCCAAGGTAGTTGGGTATGTACCGTCATCGATACTTGTTTTCTTTACATACTCCTGTCCTTTGGCTAATAACTCTTTTTCCGCTTCCGGTATATACTGGTCGGAAACGAGTTGGATATTAAATCCGGAAAGAACATATTCATCTCCATTCTCCGGGCACATTATCTCATCGGGAAGCAAACGCCCATAATCCTCGTTCGCTATGATCTCCCATATCTGGCTGCCTTTGTCCGTCCCTTCAGGCTTGAACGTTACACCGAACACCATCCCGTTCAGTTTGCCGGACTGGAAGGTGATTTTCAGCTCTTCCCCCTCCAATATATAATCTTCTTTGAAATCGAGACCGGGATCTTGGTACTGGTAGGCTTTGAACTGGCCGGTGACTTCACCGTCTGTCTCCGTATCCCTGTCTACGGTAGTCACGTCTGACAACGTGCCGATCCGTTTCGGAAACACATCGTCAAATACCACTACGTCCTCCACCGCTTCGGTGTCGGTCATACCGGGATAAGCATCTATGCAAGGAGTACCCTCCGGAAGCATGAGCCGCTTCTGAACAACTCCATTTACTACTGCCTGCTCATCCACCGGACGATAGTTGGCCGGTATATTTCTTGTACCTCCGAACACATAAACGCGGGTGGCATAAGTACCCTTGCTTTCGCTTCGGGTCATGGCGGCCGCTTCAACGCCTAGTTCAATGTCGACAGCGTCACCGAACTCGCAACGGCCAAAGTGTATGACATTATCGGTTATCCAACAATCACAGTTCCATTTATCTTTCGATGCCATCGAAAAGAGGGCGTCCAACAAATGAATATTATCGTATGTCATCAAAAACGCCTTGTTCTCAACCGTGGAATCTATGTCGAAAATGTAATCAACCCCGTTGTATGTATATCCGTTCGCTTTCAGATTACGTAGGAACAGGCCTAGGTGAATATCGAGGGGGGCTGTAAGATTCCAGCCAGCTTCCTGACCGTGACTTTCCGGAGTGAATTTGAAGATTTTCGTATTCCACTCGTAATAATAAGCGTCAAACCTTAGCTCGTAACTGTATTTACCCGGAATAACGGATGGATTCTGAAGAGTGAGGTATTTATATACTTTCGCCAGTTTCCCGCCCAAGGCATCATCAAACACTCCTCTGAGATCCACGTAATCGCCACGCTTGAGATCAACAGGTATGTCCGTGCTGAAAGGGATGGTTATATAATCCTCCTTCATCAGCATGAACCGGCCTTTCGCCCCCACATTGATCGGTGTGCTAAACTTGACCTTGCCTGATATGTCCTTTATCTCGATCATTCTTCAAAGATCGAAGATAAAAAAAGGGTATCCAATTTATGAATATTCCTATATACGACAATAGGCCCAATGTCGTGAATTAAGTACGAATAGACGGATTCGGTTCCGAAAACTTACTCGAAATTTTACCAAATGTCCGGTCTAAACTCTGCGCATAGGTAATACTCTTCCCAAGATAAATCAAATGATAAATCTCGCTACTGTTAGCAGGAATTTGAATATCTACTGCCCCTTTATATAATTCATCGAAGAATGCCTTTCTTTTTGTCTGATAATCTGATTGAGAATTACCTTCTATAGTGAAAGATAGTGTTATTTCTCGTTCATCTACTTTAGGATTATTGGTTATAACCCGTTTCCCATGTTCCAATCGGGATTTGTTTTCAATAAATTCTTTCATAGGCGCGGGTGCACCGATTGTATCAAGGAAACCATCACCCATTCTTATACCCCATTGCCGGTAGGCATCAAGGCCGTTAATTTTTAAGTCATTTGTCATAATTTATAATTTAGATGTGTTCTTCTTTACTTCCGCTATATCTTTCTGAATCTGCTGAATAGGCTTCACGATAGCTCCTGTATTCTCTGATATCTGTACAAGTTCAAGATAGGAATTTGCTATCAAGTCCCGTGTATCATCTGCAATGTTTCTCGTTTCTGTATTTACCGAGAGAATGGCATCCGCTTTCATCGTTAGAATATTCAAAGACTGAGATTGAAGGGCGTTCTGACTCTTTATCTCTTCACCTGCCATCTGCAAGGCGGTAAAGCGTCCATTCAATTCGCTTCCGGTATCTTGCGACATAGCCTGAAATCCTCCTTTAGAGGATGATTGAGAATATTTACCGGAGTTCCAACCAAAAGCATTGGCCATCGCATCCCTTTCGGCCATCATTTGCTCCGCCAAGGCTCGTTGGGCAGCTTTTAATTGTTCGGATTCCTCTGCGGTAAGATCAAATATGCCGTCATCATCCGAATCGGATTTACTAGCCCAATCATTATACAACGCTTCAATCTTATCACGATATTTATTCGCTACCAGGTTGGAGAGGATTGCAGTTTTAAGATATTCCCCGAAATCATCCGCCATATCCTTGCTGCTCTTATCCATATCTGAAAGAGTGGATATAAAACTATCATAGAAAGAATCAAAAGAGACACCGGTCATGGTTTCGTTCAGTTTGTCCTTCATGCTTTCTATCTCCGTATTGCAGTCAATGACATTTTGAAGGTATTCCTGAACATCACCGTCCAATTTTGCCCAAAATGTAGGAGCTTCATCCTGCAATTCGGATAACTGATCGGCGGTAAGGTCAAACAGTCCGGTCATACGACCATCGGCAACCGAATTGTAGTCGAACCCTATGGATTGCGCTGCCTTACGAAGTTCATCCCATCCCTCTTTAGACATTCCCTTCCGCTGACGAACGCCAATAGAATGAGAGCCGATACTTGCACCGGCATTAAGCCTTTCTAGACCAAGTGTAACATTGCTTTTTGCCTTCTTATCCAGTAGATCCAATGTTTCTTGCCCGACTTTGCGCGCTTCATCACCATAGGATATATCAATATACTGCTGTTTTTTACTAATAAGCGTATCCCATACATCAACAAGGGTGTCATATTCTTCTTTCATCTTGTTGTAACGGGAGTAATCGGCACCTCCGAATCCTGGAATAAGACCGCCCAAAGAAACTACACTCGTTAATGCCCCTTTTATCGTCTGCAAACCACCTGTGACAATCGACATCGGCTTAGTGAGATCCATCTTTTCAAGACCGTTCAGCATCTCACCAAAGCCAGACATCGCGCCCTCCAACCATTCTGGTGTCTTTACCCCAAGTGTTTCCATAATGCCGATAACCTGATTGCCAGCTTCGACATACCGACCGATTTCATCCACGCCTTTATGCAATGCAGTGGTAGCCTCCGACAGGGCTTTCTGCTTGTTGTTTTTAGCACTTTCAAGGGTGGCTTTAGCGTTCTTCTTCTCTTCGTCTGTGTCTTCTTTAAGAGCCTTGTTGTATGCTTCCTGCGCTTCGCGTTCCGCATCGGTGGCCGTTTTTAGCGACTTGAAAGAAGTGCTCATCGCTTCGAAGGGGTTACGCTCTGAAACTTTATCATCTATCCTCTCAATAGCATCGACAAGCTCTTTCAGGTTCTCGGGAGAAAGGTCTTTTTGAGCTGAAATAAAGTCTTTAAGATTGGACTTCAACTTTTTCAATGTATCGGTAGAAACCTTATCTAGGTTGCCAAAAACTTGCTCCCAATTCATGCTTTTTTTGAATTGTTCGGCATCGAGTTTGAAAACGTCTTCATTCTTTGTTTCTGTACGCTTACCAATACTGCGGTCTATCTTTGCTACCTCATCCGTATCGCCTTTTGCTTCAGCTCTTTTACGGGCTTCTTGCAACAAAGCAACATCATCATTGAACTTCTTTTCTATTGCAAGACGTTGGTCTGTATATGAAAGATATTGGTTTGCGAGTTCGGAATATGCCTTTTCATTATTGGCGATGGCAGCTTTATAAAGCTCGTCAAAGTATTTGTTCTCATCATCCGACAATTCGATTCCGGTAGCATCAAACGACTTTCCCTTGTTTTTAGGATTAGACTCAAAAGCAGAGCGGGCATCTTCTATTTTCTTACGTAAAGCATCCTCTTTTTGCCGATCAATAGCTTGCATCTCTTTCTCAAAGTTGAGTTCCATCTGGGCAATGGTTTTCTTTGAGCCTTCATTCATTGCTTTGATTCGGGATTCATCGACTTTCATTTGTAAGTCTTCGGCAAAACGTTGTTGCTCTAATGCTTGTTTGTTAAGGAGAAGATTGTATTTCTCCGTTTGCTGGCGGAGTTTTTCGGATTGATTCTCTTGTTTGCTTAATGAACTACCTGTAATACCGCCCAAATCTTTATATGCCTTTTCAGCAGTATCTTTCCGTTTCTTAGCTTCTTCATATTGCTTTGAGGTAAACTTAGATTTATCCTTTTCTATTTCAGATAGGTCTTTTTGGGCATCCTCCCAATCTTTCTTAGCTTCCTCGTAATCTTGCTTATAGGTATTAGGAGATTTCTTTTCTGACAACGCGCCATTTATAGATGAGATAATACTTTCTAAATCCCCACCTTTGACCATCATTCCATCAACATTAAAACCATTACGCTTTGATGCAGAAGATTGGGCCATTTTTAATTCAGCCTCTAATCTTTCTTTAGAATAGTTTTTAAGATTGGCTTTATAAGCGGAGATATTATCATCCAATACATCTTTCTGATACTTCTTTAGTAGTTCGGAGTTTTTCCCCATCTGTTCACGTACCTGCACGTAGGACTGTTTACCTGCAAACATTTTCCATATTTGCATATCGGCATCAGACATATTTTTGCGAAGCTCTGGATTGTCAAACAGCTGTAAATATCTCCGTTGGTTAGCAACCATTTGTTTTAGAGAAGTATAATCATCTTTTCTACCTTGAACAGAGCGGTTTGAATCCTCTTCGTTAATCTGTTGTTTCAATTTCAGAATATCTTCCAACTTTAACTTCTCAATATCATATTGTCCAAAGATTTTCGGATATTCCTTTCGGAGTTCCTCCAAAGATTTTTGACGGGTGAGAGTTGCCAAACTTTCATCGCGTGCAGCTGTAAGAAGTTCCTCTATCTTTTGTTTATGTTTCTGTTCTTTTTTAGATGCTGTATCTTTAATGTCGTTATATTCCTTTTGGGCACGTGCAGCAGCAGTTGTACTATCAGACATTGCCCACATTGCTGTAGCAAGCCCTCCTACAGCAACAGCCAATAACACGTAAGGATTAGTGAGCATGGCAGCATTCAATGCAAGTTGTGCTTTTCGTGCCAATATCCGGGCATTAGTAAGCCCAATCTCCACAAGAGTATGTTTACTATCGGCAGCAGTAACCAACATTACGGCAGTCCTATACGTTCCATAAGTAGCTACAAGCCCAACCAATATTTTGCCGATAGTCTCATAGTTCTCGATCAAAAAAGTGGTAACGCGATACGAACCTGCTATAATCTTCTCATTTGCTTCGCCTATTTCATTCAATTTCTCCTTAATTACTGCGCTCTGTCTGTTTTTCTCGCCTCTAATTCCAGTGTTTTGCTTTTCGAGCATATTATAAAAACGACCTCCTTCGGCAGCGGCAGTGGCAAAAGCATCCGCTACCATTTCAGATGAAATAGCACCTTGCTCCATTTCTTTCTTTAAAACAGCAATGGACTTACCCGTCTTTTCAGAAATAACCTGCAAAGGATTGAAACCCGCATTAATCATCTGATTAAGGTCTTGCCCCATCAGTCTGCCAGCGGCAGACATCTGAGCAAAGGCAAGTGTCATTGAGGAAAACTTCTCATTATTCCCCATTGTTATATCTCCTATGCTTTTCAATGTTGGAAGTATCTTCTCTGCATCAACATTAAAGCCGAGAAGTGTTTGAGCTGTTCCATAGGTATTTAATCCGCTTTTGATTGAAAGTTCTTTTAAACCTCCAATCATCTCCTTTGCTTTGTCTTCTGATTTTAATAAAGCTGCAAAAGATTTTTCCACCGAATCTATTTCCATCCTTACATGAGTAATATCAGAAACAAGGGATTTTAGCATAGCAGCACCACCGATAACACCTAATGCTTGCTTCCATGAAATAGTAATCCCATTATTAACCTCTGTTATACCTTTTGCATCATCCTTGTAAAGAGAATACTCGTCACGAAGTTTCTTCACAGATAGTCGGGCATTCGCTTGCTCCTGTGTCAATCCGAACAAAGCGGACTTTTCTTCATCAAGAGCCTTTTTTGCAGATGTATATTCAGCTAATTTACTGTTTGCAGACAATGGATTACGTTTCAATGCAGTGCGATAAGCATCACCGAGACGCTTAACATCGGCTTCCACATCCTTAACTACTGCCTTTTGAGCGATAATCTTTTCAGTAAACCCATTAACAGACTGTGAAGCAGCGAATATCTTCCTCTTGAAGCCAGTTTCCATCTCCGCACCAGCTTTAGCAGCATTCGTTACCAACTCATCCATTCGTTGCGTGGATGCAGCAAGCTGGGTATTGAGTGTTTTAAAATCGGCAGGAGACTGTGTGCTATCCATACCCTTCAACTCTTGCTTTAACTTAGCTATCTCATTTCTTAATTTTACGACTTCCTCCCAATCGGAAGCCACACGGAATACGAGCTTCGGCATATATTATTGTTTTAATGGGTTCTTATCCTTGGTTTTGAAAAATTCTTCTTCTGATACTTCCTCCATAACTTCTCCGTACACAGTATGGAGCTTGTCCTTTTGCATAATAACCATGTTTCTATATGGTATCTTGTACACGACTTCATCATAAGACAGATGCAGATTTTCCATGAACGTTGCTATCTGTCCCAGTAAACAGTTGTTTCCTACGACCGTTGCTTTGCTGTCAGTAGAGCAACGTTCTTGGCTAAAACTGACAGCTTGTAAAAATTTTCAGCAGAAATCATTGAAAGACCTGTTGCTAAAGCCTCTATCACTTCATCGAATGTTCCATGAGACAATTCTTCATGCAGAGTTTCATCGCCTTGTATGAGCCACGAGAGCGCGCGAGAAGCCGTATCAACATCCTTTAATGATCGAAGCATATCCATTACCGTAATCCCATCTTTCAAATCGGAGAGGTAATATCCGGCACCGGCTATCTTATGAATAGTTGGAGGATGGATTACGTAGGCTTTACCATTCACAAACACCGTTTCAAAGTCTTTTCCTAAAACGGCTGCACTTACTATTTTTGAAGCTTTTTCCATGTATTGAAATTAAAAAAGCGGTGAGCAATCACCCACCGCCATCCTGAAAACATTATTTTTCACCTTAAATTTATGCTGCAGGAGCATCCACTTTTTCACCATCAAGCCAGTACTCACCAGCTACACTAGCAGTTGGATTTTCCATTGCGACAGCAGAAACACCCAGTCCGATATTCTTCTCAACGAAGTTACCTTTACCGATTATAGAGGCATTGGTAAACACAATGTAATTACCGGTTTTAGTCTGACCGACAATCGCCTTGTTGATAACCTCTGCGACATCCGGTTCATGCCAGCCAACAACAGCCTGACCGTCTTTTACAAGCTCACCGCCTTGCAACTCCTTCTTGTCTTCAAAGGAATATTCTCCCATAGTAAATGCCATAGTTCTTGCACCTTTAGCGGTAACGTCCTTGTAGTAAACCTTTCCGGTCAACTCATTGATGTAATCAGTCGTAGTCGGGTCATCTTCTGTGTATCCCCAAGTGTCCTGATGGGAGTTCTTCACTTCTGTGGCAGTTCCTAACCACGTTTTTAAGGAAGCAGGTGTAACGGCAGCAGTTATAACCGCACCGTACCAAATCTTTTTAATTCCAATAAATGGTTTCATATTTTCTCATTTTACGTTTAATACTTCAAACAAAATTCTCACATTCACATAATGACACTTTAAATCCGTGTCCACTTCTGTGCCAATTGAATCAATCGAGTAACGATAGGTTGTGCCGTCATAGGTGCTTACTACATCATCAAACAGCTTGTTGGCTCTTCGTTCGAGTTCACCCAAACGAATGGAATTAGCGGAGTTTTCTCCTAAATCAGGAACGCAAAGATTCACTTCCGCAAAAGACTTCTTCCAATAAGTTCCCGGCTGTTGCTTCTTTGCGTGGATAGCAATCCTTTCAGACTTCAATTCACCCGTCAGCGTTTCACCGTCCGGTACTATGTCTATCCCGAAAGCCTTGCAATCCCGGTAGAGAATGTTTCCTATGTCGGTAGTTACTATCATCGTTCAAATCTTCTTTTACATCGTTCTAATGTTCTTAACGCTGCACTTCCTGCAACTTCAAAACCTTTGGATTCCACGAATGAAGCATAATCAGCTTCGTTTTTCAGAGTCAAGCCATCTTCGTCAACCTCATAATCATTCGATTCTCTCAAATGTTTTGTGTGGTCTTGATAGCTCCCGGTAGCTTTTGCATCTTCAACAAATGACTCTCCCTCTTCTTTCATACCAGCAACAACTTCGCTTGTTCCGTCCTCAAAGAACTGGTCAACATCCGAAAAGTCTGCATCTATTCCAACCATATTACTCTGTAGGAAAAATAGTTTGTCTCCAAAGGACTTTTAGCAATCCCCTCCCCTCTTATGCTTCCATCAAGATTCAAACAACGGACTTCTACTCCTGCTTCAACCTTTGTCGGCTTGTCAAAGACTACCTTATATTTGAAATCATACAGAACACCATTGATGGAAACTTTCTTTTCCGCACTCACATCATCACAACGACATTTACATACCTCCTGCCAGCTTTCACCACCGGTACCGGGAATCGGTCGACCGAAATCATCCTTATCCATCGGCTTAGTCACTTTAACCTGTAATATGTGTGGAGCGAATATCATCACCAGAAAGAAACTTTAGGTTTGTTACTCAGTTCATCCTTTAGTCCGTATTGTTTACAGAGGAAAGAATAGTACTGTTTAATCCCTTCGATATTCCAAGACATAGAAAAACCGCTTTCACTGATTGAGGTAGCACGAAGTAAAAGAGAGGGGATGAACTTCGCAATCGCCACCGACACCCGCGTTTGGCAATCCTCGCTCATCTCATCCTCTCCGCTTATCTTCGAGGCAAGACACATATCCAAAAGGTCAGCCTCCGACAACTGAATGCCGAAAGTCTGAAACTTCTGTGATATGTATTCATTTACTGTCATGCGTTTAATGCTTCTTTCAGTTTGGCAGTTGTTTCTTCATCCAATTCTGCAACCTTAGCCAAAAGAGTTTCCTCTTTCATGTTACCGGATGCCTGTATGCCGATGGCTTTCAAAGCATCAACCAAAGCCTTTTTCTCAAACTCCTTTTCAAAGAGGGAGATTTTCACCTCTTTCTTTTCTTCTGGTGCTTTCACTTCAGTGGTTTTCGCTTCAACCCGCTCGGCAAGTCTGCGGCTCTCCATATCCAGCACACGGGATTCCTCACTGACTTCAATCACTTCACCGGGAGTATAATACTTCCCTGTAAACTTGTCACGGAAAACAGATATAACCTTTACTTTCATAGCTTCCTCCTTATGCTGATTGAATTGATGCAATCTCGGTTAAGTCGAAATTAGTAATCAAGTTCGGGTTGGTAATCTGAGGAATCCACTCTGCCGTGTATTCCATGTAACGACCATTCTTGTCACGGTAGTTGGAAATAAGCATCTGACCATCTGCCGGGACATAAGTACGTCCTTGTACGGGATCGGTAGATTCATATGGAGTATGGTGGCGCATATATCCAATTTGGTCGGAAGGTAACAGAGTAATACGGTTATCCGCATAAATCTGTACATTCTTACCCGTCTGATCTTTTACATAATCTTCCTTGATTTCGATACGCGGAAGCCCAATGCCGGTAAATACTTCAGAAGCCAAAGCAGAAGAAACCAAACCAGTACTCAATTTCATCTCGTTTGTTCCGAGAATCATCTTGTACTGCTCGCCAAATTCAGAAGAACCGAGCACGTGTTTGTTGAAAGTCGCACGTGTCATTATCATCTTCTGATATACACCGTAGTCGGGAGCCAACTTGTGTAATTCTTCTCTCAAGTAAGAGATAAACTTATTCTTCGAATCGACAATTACATCAGCCTTTGCTGACTTAATAATGTTGAACGGAAGACTGATCTCCAGTAACTTGTTATTGGTCTGTCCGGAAGAAACAGCGGTATCCTTGTTGTAAACAGTGGCTTCGGCTGTCATAAGCAAAGCACCCAACACAATATCCATACGCTTATGGGCGGCAAGAGTAATCTGTCGATAATCGTCTGAAACGAAGTTTACAATCTCATTCAAAGCCGCCATTTGGTCGGAACTCTTAGCTTGGTTGAACTTGTCAATCAAATCCTGTAATTCAGAAAGACGGTCAATGGACATCTGATAAGCATCACCCAAATAGGCAATCTCACCGTATCCAGAACCGATATTCCTACGTTCACGGATAGGTTTCTCTCCGAAACGAGAATTGATAGAACCAGCCATTACCCCGGTAACATTACCGATGTAATCCTTAAACACACGAGTAGTAACCCTGCGGAAAGTAAGATACTGTTGCCAATAGATAGTATCTTTGCGCGTTTGGTTAACGCGGTTGATGATAGCACTTACAATGCCAGCATCACTAAATAAAGTTTCAATAGTCAAAAACATATCCCACCTCCTTATTCGTTAAATTCAAACCAACCTTTCAAATTCGCCTTGTCATTCTCGGAGAATGGAATAGCCAATTTAGAAGGCTCAATCTCTGCGGCTGTACGAAGCAACGCGACCAAAACGATACCGTCATCTACTTTTGTTCTTTCATAGAGGGCGGAGTTAGCGACATACTTTTGTTTTGTACCGTCTACTGCGGCCGCTTCAAAAAGTACAGCATCCTTTGCGACATTCTCACCGAAAGCAGCTTCAATAGTCAATACATCGTATTTTTCGTTAGACTTGTCGATAGCGGTCACTTTAGCCCCTTTAGAGCCATTTCCGATAAACATACCAACATAGGCTAACGGAGTCTTTGCGATTTTAATACTTGTGCCGGAAGCATAGGCTTCGGCAACTCTTATATTTCTCACCGTATGGGCAAACTTGTTTTTCAAATCTGCATAGACCGGAATAAAAGACGGGAGGATAGTGCCTACCGCCAAGTTCGTTGTATCGAGCTTATAAGGTCCGCGTCTGCGAATACCCGTTTGGACATCGTAGTGTTCCTCTTGCTCGACAGGTGGAACCAAGTCATACTTAAATCCTGCTGACATAATTAATTTTTGTTTTGTTCAACATCTTTTTTTGTTTCCTCATTAATCATCTTGGCGATAGATTCAGCTTCTTTCTCAATCTTCGTTTCCGCTGATTCGGGAGGGGTAACACCGCTAAAGCCGACATTAGCAAGTTCCTGCTTTGCATCCTTGAAATAAGTATTTAAATCTGCATCTTCAGGAATTGCATAACGCTTTGCGAATGTTTCGGGAATACCATACTCCTTTGCCTTTGCCAAAATCTGCTCTTGACGGGTAACCTGCGCTTTCTCTGTCTCAAACTGAGTAAGTTTGTCCGAAAGCGGCTTCACGGCTGCGCTCACTGCATTGGCGATGATAGTTGCCATATCATCAGCAGGTTTCTCAACAGGCTTTTCTACCGGTTTCTCGATTTCAATTGGTTTACCGTCCTTCAAACCGTGTTTCTTCTCGTAGTTGGATACTGCGGAAGTAACGGCTGTATTAGCCCGGAAATCGCCATAGGAATTTAGCACGTCCGAGAAGCTGATACCCTCAACAATGGAGTTTACCTTTGTTTCGTCCGTTACACCCTCAGCCTTTTTAGTGGCAATTCGGGTTAAAACAGCAGTATCTACCCCAGTGAATTTATGTTGTAGTCCTGCCAAAATAAGTTCTTGAATATTCATACCGTATGAATTTGATTTATAAATTTCTACGGTAAATTTCGGCATTAATAAGCTGTGTGAGAAATTATCAGATAGGTGATACACGACAATGAAACGATTGTCGTAAAATGATATAAAAAAGGCGTGATTCCATTTGGTTCACGCCTAAATATAGTAAGATAGTATGCCTAAAGTTTTACTTCTAATTCTTGACCTCCCAAATCAAAATACAGGTTTTGAAGTTGGTGGAGGGATTTCACTTGTATATTGTAATCGACTCCCTTCAAATGGAAATCTGCGTCCAACTCAAACAAGGGGCTATAATAAGTGACAAATCCCCAAGTATGTTTTTCAAATCCGCACTTCAAAATCAATTCTTCTGTAAGAGGAATAGGATTAAGGTTCTCTACATAGGTACGAAATACCGCTTCTGATGATATTCCACTCGCTTCATATCTTGGATATTCAATCTCACTATATCCTATTTCTGTTATCTTATATGGAGTTTTGCTATTTTGTAAATAGACATAATTACCAATTTTCAATTCTCTAACATCCACCATACTATAGCAAATTTATAGCCGATAACTCCTTTGTCAATGATTGAATACCCCTCTGAATTTTCTCTAACTGCTGCCTGCGAGGTTTGTGAACTCCGGCAGCATAATGCCACAACTGACGTTCATTGATGCCGGTTATCCGGCTTAATGCCGCTTTCGTGAAGATGCTGCTGTAGTAATTGATAAAAGTGGCAGCATCGATCTTAAACTTCAACTCAAACTCCCCAGATAACACTTCGCAGGGACTATCGTTATCTTCCAAATATAACTCGATCGCCTCCTTCATATTATCCTCCAACTCCTTCATGTCATTACCAACTGTAATGACAGGAGCATCTTCAATATAAGCACTTAGGTTCTTTCCTGCGTGTTCTACAATAACTTCTACTGTTTTCATATTACCTCCTTTTTTAATTAAGAGAACAAGGGGGCTACTTTAGCCCCGCTTGTCTCAAAATGCTGTAATAAGTGCCTTTCTCAACGCCTTTGCTGTTATGATTCGGTACAATAACCACTTTGCCGTCTTTCTCAAACTTCATGTGACTACCTTTCTGACTCTTTAGAACAAAACCGTTTTCTTGCAACATAGTTACAACGTCTTTAACTGATTTGTAACTCATAACGCTTTGGACTTAATTACAATACAAATATAGTAATAATATGAATACTATCAAATTATTTATTCATTATTTTACTATAAATTAAAAATAGTGGCAACTGCGAAGAATTACCGCTAAATGTTCTATTTTTCATATATTCAAATTATAACCCTCGCAATTTTTCTGACTAAGGAGCATTTTTTTGTTCCATTTTTCTTACACCTTCATTCTTTGCCGCCTGTTCCTCTTCGATTTCCTTCAGCTCTTCATCAATGCGATCCGCGTTCCCAGCAAACATAATGCCCTCACGCCTTGACCATACACCACCACTGACAGCGGAGACGGCAGTAGTCACCTTATCGTTCAAGTCATCAATCATAAACGGAGCCAAGTCTGTCTCAATATCAATAGTCTGTGATGCCTTGTTGAACTCAGTGGGATTAATCGCCCCTAAAGCAGAAACAAGGAAATTAACCCTTCGTTGTAAAAACTCTCCTATAACCTCCGCATGATTACTTACGCTCATATGGGCACCCATGAACATAAAACGGAAAGCTGTACCGGAAGCCTTACCTACACCTTTCAATGTTTCAAAGGATATTCTCGGAGTATTCGACATATCGTAAGCCATGTTAGTAAGCGTTTCAGCTTCAAATTTAACCGTATCAGGGACCTGATTCCACGTCAGATATTGGGCATCTGCACCTTCCCCTGTGAGTTTAACCATCCTATCCTTAATCTTACCCATGAAGCCTTCTACATCGCCAATCAGTTTCAGCAAAGGGAAAAAGTGATAGTCGATACAATCAGCGTAGTTAGATAACAGCTTCTCCAACCGGACCCGGAAGGTCTTTATCTTCTTGCAATAAGGTTCAGGACGATAAGCGTAGAGAACCGGTAACTTAGGGAAGCCATGAGCGAATGAAGTTCTTTCCTCATACCCCTTAGCCAAATCCCACTGATAGACCATCTTATCAGTGATAGTCATAAAGCAAGTTATCTCCGAATCATCCATGAGCTTCTTCTTGTACTCACGTGAGAAAGCAATCATCTTACCTTCATCATTGAAGAACGGATAAAGCTTATCCCCACGGAACGGAGACCATAATACGCTTTTCAGCTTCTTGGTAGGTTTTACCTTGCCTCCGAATGTAGTCTTAACTTTCTTCCAGAACTTCGCCCAGAACGAATCATCATCGGTTACGTACCAATATTCCGCTACTTCCTGCTCGGATAACCAGGCACGAACTATCTTCTTATTCTGGTATTTGATTTTATTGGACTTGAATACAGCTTTGACCGCATCCAACAGTTTCTTTTCGTCATCGTCGGTCGGAGTACAATCCATAGACGGTTCTGTGCCGACCGTAAAAGCTGTTTGAATGTTCACTATATCCTGCTCCAAAGGAATGGAGATACGGTTCACTGGTTCGGTCTTGTATTTCGCTTCGATTTCGTAGGTCTTTCCTGTCTTTTCATCGAAGACCTTTTCCGCTTCCTTTTCAAGAACCTTTCTGTCCGGGTACTTTTCTTTATCCACCATGATTTCATGGCGTTCCGGATTCCAATCGTCCCACAATTTACAACGGTCGGGAAGTTCGGTCTTTCTACCTTTCTTCAGGTAACTTATTTTCTGCCCAATATCTAATAGGGCTAATATTTCTTCTAAACTCAATGGCATAGCTTATATTTTTAGTGTGTGAATATTCCAGTCAAATCTTTCGGTTTTAGAATCTTGCCAAGCAGGCAACCCAAAACATAGTATCTCATTGCATCCATAAGGTGATTATCCTTATCTACTGGCTCATTGATATAATTTCCATCTTTGTCCTTATCCCATACGTAGGTTCTTAATTCCTTCATAAGGTTGTATGAACGTTCCGTTACATACAAATCCATAGAGAGAATTTTATCTATTCCTGCCTTAATTGATGGCCCCGACTTATCTATGCCATAAATATTCACGCCACGAAGTTTGATTTCGTCCACTAGTCGAGGATCAGCAGATTCTGCAAAAACTTTCAAACCATAAGGACGAACCTTGTCAGCAAGCGCATTTGTGAGCATTCCCGATTGATAACATAGTTCATCGACATATAAGGCATTATCTACAATACCACACTTAACGGCTGCTGAAACGTCTGTTGTATACCCGAAGTCCTGCCCAATAGCAACTTTCTTTGCCCAAGCCGGGAACTCTTTTACAATTCCCCATTTCTTAAACACTGCACCTTCCGCCACATCAGCCCAACGACCGATAACCACGTGAGCATACTTTTCGAGGTTGTTCACTTTCATATCCTCTACCTCCTTCAGAAACTCAGGAGAAAGATTATCCAAGTTATCTAGGTAGGTAGTATGGATATGAAGTACATTCGGATGAGTGGAAATCTGTACCTGTACACCGTCAATCTCTACAAGTTTGTGAGTTTTCTCGATGTACTTTTTGTAAATGAAGTGATTGGAATCGCACGGATTCATTATGATGATAATCCGGTTCTGAATACCCTTCTTACGAATGGAAAGCATTATCTTGTCGAACTCTTCTTCATTGGTCCACTCTTCCGCTTCATCACATACAAAAGTAGTAATACCTTGGATGGACTTCAATTTTGCCGTCTGATTACCAGATGAAGTCTTGATACCCCGGAACATGATACGGCTCTTAGTCATTTTATTGACTATATCCGTCTTTGTGGTCTTGAAATACTTTGTAGTTCCATCGAGTTCTATCTTCTCCATCATTTCGGGGATGATAGACATACCAGCGGAAACCATCGTATAACGAGTATAGAGAATCTGGTGGACTATCTTTTCGGCTTCCGTCAGCTCAAAGGTCAGACGCTCGATGAAGGTGGAAGCATTGAAAGACTTACCAGAACCACGACCACCGGTGATAAGGATTATGAATTTGTCCGTATCGGTGTATAGGGGGTGATATATTGATTGGGGTTCTATCATTTCAACTTGTCTTTAATCCAGGAATCGATACTGATGCCGTGGTTTATGTCAGTAGGAATATCAGCATCTTCAGATTCTTCCCCAAAGCCCTCTTTTCTCCCAAGAGTGGAAAGAAGATAACGAAGCATATTTCCGTCGGGGCGCTCAATCCAACCAACAATCTTCTTGTCTTTTATCTCAGGAATACCCATAGCCACTTGATAGGCCCTATCAATACAATCATCAACCTTGCGCATCCGAGCATCAATTATTATTTCCTTGAATTCAGGATTCTCACCTATCCATTTATCAAGCGTGCTACGGCATACCCCAAAAGCATCGGAGATATTCGATTTATGTCCTTTCAGCTTTTGGGCGACCTCCCTGAATTTTGATATGCTAGGTATTTCTCTCATGCGCGCGTGGGATGTCTAAAATGTCTATTCCGATTTAGAGATAATCTTATCAAGCACCTCTCCCTTGATATATTTGTCTCCAGATAAAAAACCGTATTTTTCCAGAAATCTCGCCTTGTTCTCATCATTGCTAAATGTGAGAACAACAAAAATGTCATTATTTTCTTTGTTCCCCTCTTTAGAATAACTGGATATAGCTTTCCTTAACTCATGCGAGTCCTCAAAGATCTTATTGTTAAGCCTCAATAACTCTTTATCATTCTCGTCTTCCGGCTCTTCTTCAACCGAAGGCTGCAAATCCACCTCTACACCCAAGATGCCAAGATCTGGTAAATCAAAGCCGGTATTCTCTATCTCGATATCGTTATACTCGAATAACTCACCGAGGGCGAACGTGTCATACTCTCCTTGCGCCTTGCTATTATTAAAGAAGAGATTTTGTTCTATCTCTTCTTTCTCTGTTAGATCCACTAAAGCAACCGTTAGACAGTAATCTTGTTTCCGCTCTAATGAGTCAAGGATCGAAACTCGCTGATGCCCTGATACAATATTCATCGTATTCTTATTCACGACAATGGTATCCAATAATCCCACACGCTTGATATTCTCACGGAGTTTCTTTCTCGCCGAGTCGGAGATCTTCCGGGGATTGTATTCTGCGTTCTTTATCTCACTCCGGGTTATTACCTTAGTCTCGAATTTTTGATATTTACTCACCTTATTCTCCATATTTTGCGCCAATTAAAGGATAGTCTTTTATCAATCTCTGATAATCCATTGGATAATGCTTTTTGATATGCAATATAGTCTCTTCCCTGAAGTTAATTCCAGAGGATGCCCTTTTTGAGCCTAGTTTCAAGGGGTTAGGCAGGCCGTGCAACTGAATGTATGATAAACAATCCTTGTTTGACCAATTCACTATCGGATAGAACTTCCCAAAATCAATATGAATCTCTGATTTAGCAGCCTTGTTGAAAATTCCCCTTCTCACGAAGGAGTCAGTGATCTTCATTCCGTAGACGACAACATCCGTTAAATATTCTTTCTTCAAATAATCCTCATAGTCCTTAAACTTTAGCTCTTTCAATGACAGCATTGGTTTTAGTGAGAAAGTGGCATACTTCTTCGCCCTGATCCTGTCCGGATGGGGTAATTGCACAATCTCAACATTGCTGTATGATTTAGCCCATAAGAAAAAAGGCTCTACTATATTCAGATCTTTAACAATATACAAGTAAACACATACCACTTTTTTGAAGTGGCTACTCAGTAAATCCAACAAAACAATCGAGTCTTTACCGGTGGCACTCCAAAAAAGTATACATGTATCGCTCCGCTTAGAGGCATGGTCGATTGTAGCAAGTGTATTATTTAGTACCTCAATTACCATCAATCACCAGAATACTTGCCGCCATCACTGAACTTTTTATCCCTAAAAGCGGAGACTAAGTCACCCCGCTTCTGCTTGTGGGTTCCAAAACCCGCCTGACTACCCACTTTTGCACGGCCATCGTTTACCCGGGTCGTTCTACCCGTTACGCCAGTAGTGCGATTGATTCTTTTCTTTACTTTATTAACTCAGCGTAATGATTTTAATTAAATACTCTTTTCAATTATCTCACCTAACGAATATACTATTTGAGCAGCCAAGTATTCTTTACCCTCATACTCGTATGTCTCCGGCTCACCATTCTCATCATCAAAGAACTCGACCTTAGCTTTCTCTATTTTGACGATGATATATGGTCTTTTACCTTTGTAAGAGCCAGTACATAACTTTAAGGCATCATATCCAATCGGCTTTACATCTATCTCGCTTTCGCCATCTGGTATGTCATCCGCATTGCCATACTCCTTACCATTGCTTGAGTCCACATATAGAATATGCTTATTTGAACTTTTTGGAGTTAGTTCTCTGAACTCTTGCTTTTTAGTGCCAGCCAAAATTTCATCGAAAAACTTCCGTTTAATCGAAAGTGTTAATACATTCATAATCGTGTCATTTTTAAAAGTTAATAATCATCGTTGCGGGTAACGGATTCGAACCGTTGACCTTCACCAAGTCAAAGTGACGAGCTGACCACTGCTCTAACCCGCGATAGCACCACTAAAGTACTATCTGTTTTAAAGATAAGTAAATTTTTTGATGATCTATTCACGACAACAGCCTAATTGTCGTTTTTTTGTTTCAGCCACTCATCGCGCTTTTCTCGGCACGCTGCCAACGTAGGTGCACAACATGCAAACAGATCGCCACTTTCAGTACGATAGTCGTACTGGTACATTTTTACTCTCTTACCTCTCAACTTTGTTGTGTAGGTAGTGTAATTCTCTTTACCGGGTTGACATACGCTGCAACCATTTTCGTTTATTGAGTTCATGATTACTTATTATTTAGGTTCTACAATCGGCATCCAGTGGGTAATACTTTCATCGGTGACATAACCATTTGTTACAAACCATTTACTTTTGCAATATCCTTTTTTCTTGCGAAGCCACCCTATTGCATAGTGCTTAACAGAATCTCTATCATAAAGAAAAACTTCTTGCTCTGGTTCGGGCAATCTATCCTTTACGCTTACCCACGGATTCTTAGGATGTTCGTCTGCCCATGCGGCACCTTGCGCCCATATCTCATCAAAATTTTTCTGATACCCCCCATCTATCATAAGCATCAACTTCTGTTTTAGCAGCTAAATATATTTGTTCTTCTCTATCCATAATCAACTACATATTTTATGTTCAAACTCTTCACTATCCCATATAGCACCGCATATCGGGCAGACAAAGCAAATAAATTCGCCTGTATCTGCATCTATTATTTCTGAATGGCTGTATTCGCCATTGTCGGCATATACTTCTATTTCTTTTTCCATAATCATTTACGTTTTTCAATATTGCTTTTAATTCTACACAGCACAAGTAATATATAAACAAGTGTCATGCAGATTACACATAGCAATGATTCAACTTTGGTAATAGTCCCTAAACACTCTCCAAATAATGACACAATCATAAGCAGTATGAATATTCTTACGTCTGCACTATTCATTTTTCTTTTGCTTTACTTGTTCAACCAAAAACTTTTTAAAATCATTCTTGTATTGGCTGTGAATAATTTTATACTGCTGCGATAAATTAGGCAGTTGCTTGTACTCTTTACTGTGCAAGAACTTAGCTACTAATTCAATTTTTTCGCGGTTACTGAAGCCTCTATCTTTGCACATATTCGTTATACAAACATTTGCTTTACTGGTAGGCTTCTTTTCAACTGGTGGCATGTGCTCATGTCTGCCATAAGTGTGCGTTCTTGGATAGCCAACCGCTTCACCTAAATATTCACCTGTGATGCAATCAAATTCACCACTAATTAAACTATCTGCTATTTCGCCCATAATAATCTATATTTAATGTTTCACATTCAATCTTTCTTCACTCGTATAAGCCACCACAAGACCGGTTTCATCATGCTGTATGGTGATGTACTTTTCATCCCTCTCTATAGTAGAGAAGTCATAAGGGGTTACCATCTTACCTAACACTTTACCCAGTTGCTTCATCAATGGGGCTTCGGGGCTGATAACTAAAACTAAATCTGCTTTCATAATCTATCGTATGTATTGGGGTAGTTACGCTTGAAATAATCTCTATCAATCCAAAAGTCAATAAACATCTTTCTATCTGCTTGATGAAAGCGTTCTTTGGCTGTTACGCAGATTTTCTTTTCATACTTGGCATATAGCTTACAAATCACATAACCTGCTTCTAATGCTGATTTTAACGTTCTTGGTGTGCTCATAATCGTGTGTATTGTGGTAGCCCGAAGGATACCGGATTAAAAATAAACTTTTACTTTACGATACAAATTAGTGATTGATTGCTTTGCATACATATCACCATTGGCAAACTCTATTCTATTGCCGTTATCGTTAATAATTGGGTTCTCAACTGTTGCCAATTTATAAACTTCTTCTTTTGTCATAATCTTCTATGTTACGCAGGGCTTTCGCCCCGTCGGTTAAACATTTAATATCGTAATCTCTTTGTTACCTATTTCTGAATCTACATTCAGAACCTCATACTTTTGAACCTTGTAGTTATAAACAACTTCACAGGTATTGAAGCCTCTGCCATCTTCTCTTTGGTCATAAACAGTGTTTATGTGCTGATACATTTTATTGCCTAACATGAAGTTTATCTTACCTGATGTACAGAAGTAGAATGCTACTGCATACTTCAATGTTTTCTTCTCATCAATTTTTTTTGTTGCCATGATCGTATATGTTTTATTTGTTATTACTTCGTTTCTGATGATGCAAAGTTAAAGCAACATTTTATCTAAACAAATAAATAACCAAAAATTACTTTATCTTTAACGTTATTTAATAAAGTAATATTTTATCATAAAGCATACAAATTAAAATATTCCTATATTTGCAGAGTGAATTGATTAAAGTAATGTTTTATGCAGGTTAGAATAAAAGATATAATGATTGAGAAGGGTGTTTCTTCTGTCAGTCTAGCGGATATGATAGGAGTATCTAAGGTTACTGTGAGCAATCTAATCAACAATAAAACAATGCCTTCAGTAGAAACTCTTGATAAGATCGCAACCGCCCTCGATGTTCCCATGTGGCAACTATTCGTTTCACCTGTTGAAGTTACAGGAGAAGGAGAGCTCACCGCTCTGATCCAGTACAAAGGAGACTTCTATAAAGCCAATACGATAGAGAAACTAAAGAAAATTGTGGCTGAGATTGAAGAAAAACATTAAATTACTTGTTCCGCAACTACAAAATAGTTACATTTGCATAAACCATTAAATTATGGGTACAAAAGAGAAGTTGATAGAACGCTTTAAAAGCCAGCCGAAAGATTTTAATTGGGATGAGCTTGTACGTTTGTTCTCTATTTTCGGATATAAAATAGATAACAAAGGAAAAACAAGTGGGTCACGTGTCATTTTCGCAAAAGGAGAAAGCTCGTACACTGCGCATAAGCCACATCCGGGAAGTATCGTAAAAGGATATGTAATGAAACAAGTATTTGAATTTTTGACTAAAAACAAATTGATATGAAAACATTGACTTACAAAGGTTACATAGGAAGTATTGAGATAAGCGATGAAGATAATTGCCTGTTTGGGAAAGTCCTTGATTTGCCAAAAGATACAATGATTTCGTATGAAGGTGAAACTGTATCTGAATTGAAAGAGGATTTTAAAGGAGCCGTGGATGATTATATAGCATATTGTAAGGAGGCCGGAATAACACCGCGCAAAAGTTATTCTGGTTCTCTGAACATACGAATTTCCCCAGAGATACATAGCAAAATTGCCATTCTCGCCCAACAAGCGGGAATATCAATAAACGCTTTTATTAAATCAGCCGTAGAAAAACAAGTTGCAACTATGTTGTAATAACAAAGCCGGAGCACTAAACTCCGGCCTTTAATCTCTCCAGTATTTCCCCATATATCCAATCCACATCCTGACGAAAATACTTATACAGCTGATAAGAAAAAACAAGATTATTACGGTTATCGGATATGGCCGTCTGCGCACTAACACCTAAGACCTCCGCTAATTTATTCCGAAGACCGTTCTTCATCTTCCCGCCGGCGAGAGTGCTTGGAGAGTACAAAAACAGGATGATAAAAATAAATTTCTTTCTTTGGGTAACATTCCCTACCCTAAACGTCTCCTTTTGAGAAATAATTTCTTGGAACCACCTATATAACGTTCCTATCATATCAAGATCAGTCAATATAGGTTCTGTTAGCTCTTTTTCCCTCTCCGATAACTTTGATTTCTGCTCTCTGATGGATTTTATTTCCGCAATTTCTGAAAACATGGCACGATTATTTAAAAGTAAATATTTATATTTGCACTAAATAATCGTGTGGAGAGGTGACGTTACTGGTGGTTCGGGGCGTTGCCTCTTGTGTTTATGCAAAGTTCACAGAACCTTTCGGTTCTGTATATCCATAACATCCCGGTATATAACTGGAAGTTTTTCATTATCTTCTTGGCTTGTCTTAATCTCATGATTATTTAATCATTAGTCAATTTAATAAAATCCTTGCTTGTCAAATATAAACGATGCTTTATACCAATCGCTTTATAATAGTCTCCATTTCCGATGTCTTTTCCCATAAAGTCAACTTCAACAACCAACCCATTCACTAATCCATCGTCATGATGATACTTCTTGTCTGTTTTAATTTGTACTTTCATCTTTCACTACTTGAATACAAAAACTGCTACCAGAATAGCAAATAGAGCAATGGAGGTTAACCACCCGGCAGCGGCCCAGCGCACAGCATTACAGGTTTCTTTATCTTTTCTCTCAATTGCTTCCTCACATGCTAATTTAATATCAATCATTTCACAGATTTCTTCAAACGTTTCCTGTGCCCAAAGTTTTGCTTTTAATGCCACTGATTCCATTTGAGGAGTAATGTCCTCCCCTGTTGAAACCCGGATATGTTCATGCATTCGATAATTATCTCCGAAAGCAAATCTCAGATTGATTTTCATTGAAGGAGTCCTTTCTTCCAGTAACCTTCTTGCTTTCAGTTCTGCTTTTTATCTATATCGTCCTCGTTTAATGAAGCCATTTTAATGAGATCTTGATAGTCATCGGTATTAATCAGAACTATATTTTCTATCTGTGTGTCCATAGTTTATTCCTTTTTTATATCTTTGTTCTGATGATCCATGCGTGACGGATGTATTCAATAATATAATCTTAAAAATTATGCTATTAGAATATATCACAGAATGGATAAACGAACATCCATTATTAATCGAGTATGTCTTAAACCCTTGTTTAGGAGTATTGTATAGTGAAGCTTGGGACTGTCTTAAACAACAGTATAGTAACTACAAAGCTCGTCGTTATCAAAACGCATTGGATAAATAGACTGCGTGACATTTCCTTTAGAAGGAAACAGTCTTTTTAGGACGCTCCAAGGCGTCCTTTTCTTTTCTCTGTACCTCATTTTTTCTTCCAATTGATTACATTCTGCTAGCGACGTTATTGTCGTTAGCAAATCTTTACTATATTTGTCAACACCAATTATGCGCAGGGGCGTTTATCATTCTGTGTGCATGTGGAAATTGGTCGATTTTTTAAGCACAAAAAGCAACACGCAACTAAAGATGGGCGTAGTGATACGCCCATCTTTTTTAATTTAAGTAGTTAGTTTCTTGACTTCCGACATTATGTAGTCGAAATGCTCTCTAAATTCTTTGGTATGAGTAAACACAGGAGAATCTATATCAGACAAATTCATATTTACAATATCGCTCATACACTTTACATGCTCGGAATGAGCCTTATTATAACCTATCCTATAAGCATCCATAACCAACCTTCTGACATCCATCCGGTCTATTGATTCTGGCTGTGGATCACACACCTTTTTTGAATGTTCAATCGCTAGCATTGTAACTTTTTTCTTTTTCATGTTCATATCTTCTTAATCATGAGCCTTCCCATGAAGGCTCGGTTAATACTATTCCTCAAGATCGGGTATAGGCATCCAATGGGTAACACAAATTTCATCACCATTAGTATCATGCCATTCATTACATTCTCTGCAATACCAACCCTGTTGTAAGTATTTAAAATAATCAGTACACCAGCAGCCAGTTATTACCAGATCTTCATCATCAGGTAACTTATCTTTTGCGTTTATCCACGGGGATTGCTTTGCCTGCCATTCGGCACCGGCTTTGAAGCCTCTTTTTAAATCATTCTCGCATATAAGGGAGGCGATTTTATCATCTTCCCCCCATAGGAACTGGCTTGAATATTCTTTTGCCGCATCTTCTATCGTCTGTCCCATATCAATATCTCTTTCCATGCTTATTCTCCCTTAATTCGTTGTATCTCATTTTCTGCTCGATGTGCCAAAGCAGGTCTATATCTAAGTGCTTGGCAAGACCGAAGATTGATAGTATCATATCATTCACGGCTGTAGGAAAATCAAATATTCCATCATATCTAACAGGAAGTGTAGAGATGGAATGGATTGATTCGGTGAAAGTTTTGTCTTTACAGGCTTCTGCCATATCTTCAATACAGTCATCAATATCGCCGTTGGCAAATTCAAGGCTTATTCCTCGAAGTCCTGCAAGGTCTAGCAAACGGATAACCGCATCGGCCATTTCATCAGATACCGTATCCTTGACATATTTCTCAAATGCGCATTCAAAACGTTTGTTTTCATCAACTAAAGCGGAATAACGGTTAAACTCACGCTCAAAAGTCGATATGCCTTTGAAATATTTTCCTTTCCTGTCCGCTTCCACGGCTTCCGAAAGCTCTGTTATCACTAGCATCAGAAGATGCCCATTGCTTAACTCCGTATTATGAAACCCGTGCTCGCATGCGCATTTGTACGCACGGTCACAGAGTGCGTTGAAATCAATCTTGCTCATATTTATTTATCTGTTTGAATTTCATATTCCTCCTTGGAAATCTGTCTGTAATAGTCAATGACCGCATTTCCAACTCCTTTATCCTTGGCTATAATCTCTTCCGTCTCCCGGACTTTAAACTCATCGCATGCGATGAATATCCGTCCTCTATCTCCCCTAGGAAGCCAATACGAAGCGAAGTAGTATTTTTTCTTTGGGTTGAGAATGCCATAGATGAGATATATACCGTAAACCAAAAAGGCAATCGTAATCCAGTACCTTGGGATGATAAACCCTATGGACCATGTGATGAACACGAAAGAAAGAACTATCAGTATGGAGGTTATCAAGCACTCGATCTTATTCTTCATTTGATCCTCCTTTCAGCAATTCGGGATTGTCATAAACATTACCTATTACTTTAATTTCTCTTTTATAATCAGTCCACCAGCAAGGACTAACTTGCTGCCAATAACTAGTTTTAAGATCACAGTCCAAATCCGTAAGATTAGCCAAGCAATAACTCGCCCATTCATCTATGTACCTAATCAATTTAGGATATTTGCCATTCACGCTGATAATGTCCCCCTCGTAAATCTCCTCTCCGCTCTTGTCTTTTAGGCCTGTGAACTGGCCTATGGTATCTGGATCAATCACATTATTTTCGTAAAACCCTTCATCTTTAAGAGTAAGTAAATGAAGAACACCATTAGGTCTGTGAAGCAAATCACCGTATACCCAAGATTTAAACTCTTTAATTACATTTCCTTCATTGTCTGTTATGACATTGTTTATTTGTCCCCTGAATTTAATCTCTCTCATTGTTTACCTCCTTTTTATCCATATCCTTCAAATCAATCAAGAAAGCAGAGATAGAGGATGCGTAATAGAGAGCCTTTTCTCTATCTTCTTTCGTACGAAACAGATTGTCCTTGGCCGTATCTCTCCAGAGAGAGAGCTGACCTTCCCATTTGTCGATTAGTTGCTGGTATGTCATTCCTTGCCTCCTTCCTTCAATTTAGCTATGAGTTCATCGGCTAATTCCACAGACCATCCCACTACTTTAGAATAAAGTATACCGCATTCAGTACGGCCTTGATAATGTTGCAATTTCACAAACTCGATAGAATAGCGCTTTGCCAAATCATATCTGCGTTGTTCCCAATCAACGGCTTTATCCTCCGTCTTATCTATAACCTCTAGATCCTCTAGAGCGTTGAGTTCCTGTATGAGATCAAGCCCCTCGGAATCCACATAGCGCACCCAATCCTTTTCAGGACAGGTTTCGGAAGATTTGAAGGCTATAACATCAACGATCTCCCCAGTCTTTCTTATTCTCGCTTTCATGTCAATTTGGATTTAATTGTTAATCTATAATTCTTTAATAAATTGTAAAACAACCGTTTCTTCTCTATATATTTGAGTCCCTTTCTTCTAAGCCCTCTTTTTGTTCTGGATACAATCATTTGGCATCCGCTAACACCGACATATATACAATTCTCATGATGTCTCACGGCTTCTTTTAACGTTGCTTGAATCATTAGATCACAATATCTATAGCTGTCATTCTGAACGCCTTCGTATCCTTTGCTCATAATGAAATGTCCGATCTCATTGGCTTCCTGCCTTGAATAGCAGATCGTGAATATGTTATCCATTTTGTTTTTTTCTGGAATATCTATATCCCTTATTTTTCTCATATCAAAATAATGTTTTCTCAATCTCGTAATTGTAAACCAAAACCTCCGTACTCTCCCTTATCCGAGAGTGAACGGCCGTATGAGTAGTGACTTTTACTTCCTTATGGTTCCATTTGTTTTCATTGACAAAGGAGCGTAAGGTGTCAGTCCAGTAATTGCTGAGAATGAATTTGCCATTGATCCTAGACAAAAGATCTAGCAGATCCGCAAGGTCATTCTCCCCATAACCATAATAATGACCTTGAACCGCCCCGGGATAAGGAGGATCAAGATAAAATAACGTATCAACGCTATCCCTGTTCTTGATAACTTTCAACGCGTCCCTACAGGAAATCTGCACCTCTGATAGGCGATCGTACAATTTCTCGTTGAACTCCTCACGCTTATTCCTTAAAACCTTCCCGAAGTGTGTCCCGGCGGTACCGTTACAGAATTTCCATCCTCCATACAAGCTGCCGGCGTGGCACTCATTTGCCATGATCCATACGGCCCAAGCCTTGTCTACATCCGAGACCTCAGATCGTCCTCGATAAATGTTCCTAGCCCTAATGTAGTCAGACTCGGAATGTAGCGATAACCGGATTCTCTCACGTAGCTCCTTAAATTTGGAAGATTGGCAGACCTTGAAAAAGTTTATCAACAAGTCGTTCTTGTCATTGATCACTTCTATCCCTGCTTTAGGCTTCGCAAAAAATACCGCTCCTCCTCCAAAGAATGGCTCGCAATATATCTTATGCCTAGGCATCATTGATACAATGCGTTCGGACAAGTTTTGCTTGCCTCCATAATATGTGATTGGTGTTCTCATGCCACTAATGATTTTAATTCGATTAACTTTCTTGCCAAAGCCTCACATAAAGCTTTAGCCATG